TTCTACAGGTGGTGGCTTAGGCTGGTTTGGCGGTGGTCAAGATGGTCAACCTGGCGGCTCTGGTAGTGGTGCATCAACAGACGGTGGTTCAACTACTTACGTTGGCGGCACTGGAAATCAAGGTGGCTACTCACCTGTTGAGGGTTATGCTGGCGGCGGTATTACTGGTTCAACTGGCAAAAATGGCGCTGGTGGTGGCGGTGCAGGTGGAGTTGGTGGCAGGCAAGACGGTGGTGTAGGTAATACTTCTTATTCTACTTGGGCTTCTGCAACTTCCACAGGTGTTGGTGGTGGCTATGCTGGCGGCGGTGGCGGTGGAACTTGGGGTGCTACAACTGCTGGAACCGCAGTTAACGGCGGTGGTGGAACTAACGCTGGTACAAGTGGCGCAGCAAATACAGGTGGCGGTGGTTCTGGTGGAGGTAGTTCACCTTACACTGCTGGTAATGGCGGTTCAGGTATTGTAATAGTTAGATATGCGATATAAGGAGTAAGATGGCACACTTTGCACAACTAGATGAAAACAATACAGTTACTCAGGTAATTGTAGTTGCTAATGAAGAACTACTTTTTGATGGCGTAGAGAATGAAATTAAAGGTATCTTATTCTGCAAGTCATTATTTGGAGAAGATACTCGCTGGGTTCAGACATCATACAATGGCAACATCCGTAAGAATTATGCTGGCATTGGATATACCTTTGACCCAGTAAATGATTACTTCTTTGCTCCACAACCATTCCCATCTTGGACACTAGATGCTGATGCTAAATGGCAGCCACCTACTCCTATGCCTACTGATGGCAAGTTCTATACTTGGAATGAAGCAACCCTATCTTGGGATGAGGTAGCCTTAGATGGCAGTAACTAGCATAGCCAATAAACTTAAAAGTGGTAGTTTACTTGTAGGTAATCCATACTATGTACCACCATCATTTGAATCTATTGCTACCTACACTTTGTCAAGCACAACTGCAACTGTTACATTTACTTCAATACCTTCTACTTACAAACATTTGCAACTTAGATTTATGGGTAGGTTTAGTGATACTGGTACAGCAATAGATTCTGCTTATATTCAGTTTAATGGCATAACCGCAAGTTCTTACGCTAGACATAGATTAGTTGGAGATGGTTCAAATGTTACTGCGGGCGGAAATGCAAGTGCAACATTTATTGACTTGCCAAATACCGTTCCTTTTAATGGCAACACGGCAGGAATTATGGGCGTTGGCATTATAGATATTCACGACTACGCATCTAGCACTAAAAACAAAACATTAAAAGCAATAAGTGGTTGTGATATCAATGGTGCTGGTGGTTATATAAATTTATCTTCAGGTTTATTTAACTCTACATCTGCACTTACAAGTATAAGTTTATATGGTAGTAGCGTAAGTTGGGTCGCAGGCTCCACTTTTGCACTATATGGAATTAAGGGGTAATAATGCCAGCAACTTATGAGCCAATAGCAACCAATACATTAGGCAGTGCAGCCGCTTCTATTACTTTTAGTTCCATACCGCAAACTTATACAGACTTGCAGTTAGTTGTTGTAAGCCCTACTGGAACTGGTGATTATATTGAATTGCGTTTTAATGGTTCTAGTGCAACTAACTATTCCTGGACTATAGTTGGTGGTGATGGAGCAAGCCCATTTAGCCAGCGAGGAAGCACACTTACACAAGTAAGAATTGGAACTTCAATGGGTTCAACTACATATCCTACCTATGCTATTGCAGATATTTTTTCTTATACTGGTTCTACTTACAAATCACTTGTATCAAAAAGTGGAAATGATAGAAATGGTTCTGGTGAAGTAAGAAATTATGTAGGTTTATGGCGTAGCACAAATGCAATTAACAGCATTTTAATTAGAGGTGATGGCGGCGGCAATCTTGCTGCTGGCACCACTGCAACTCTTTACGGAATTAAGGCGGCTTAAATGGCAAATACCTACACCCTGATTTCTTCCAACACACTAAGCAGTTCAGCCGCTTCGGTTACTTTCTCGTCCATTCCTGCAACTTATACCGACTTAGTTTTACGAGTTAGTGCAAGAACTACTGAGGCAAATACAGATAGTTCTTTTAACGTCACCTTTAATAGTGATACTGCTACAAATTATTCAAGAACTAGATTAGTGGGCAACGGTGCAACTGCATCATCTTCTCGCCTAAGTAACTCCACTTCTATTGATACTTCACATAATGCCAACGGAAGTACATCTACAAGCAATACTTTCTCAAACGTGGAAATCTATATTCCATCTTATCTTGTTTCACAGAATAAGCCAGTAGGTCTTTCTAATGCGTTAGAAAACAATACTACTACTGCTTATATAAATGCTTCTGCTGGACTTTGGCGAAATACTGCGGCAATAACTTCAATAGTTCTAAATGGTATTCCTGGTGCTGGTTCATTTGCATCAGGCTCATCATTCTATCTTTACGGAATCAAGAACAGTTAGGAAATAATATGGAAAAAATAATCGTAGATTGCAGCACTGGGGAAACTACAATCGTTCCTTTAACTGCAGAAGAAATATCTCAGCGTGAAGCAGATGCACAAGCAGCAGCAGAAGCACAGGCTGCAGCCGAAGCGGAAGCAGCAGCAGCACAGGCTACTAAAGAAGCAGCACACGCTAAGTTAGCAGCACTAGGACTCACTGCTGACGAAATCGCTGCACTATCTAAGTAATAAAACTTTTTAACTAAGGAGCATAATGGCTAATCGTGATATAACCGAAGGTCGTTCCACGCGAGCAATCGCAGTCGACTTAGGTATTGTATCTAGTACTTCCACTTGGCAGAATACCGACATTGCTTACGATTGCGCAATTGGTGGCATGCCATTTGTATATGCTATCGCAGATGGCCGTCCTTATGCTCGCCAGACTGCACCATTTAAGAAAGACCAGTTTGATAACGGAGCAGAACCAGGAGAGCAATCTCTAACTGGTTGGTGGCTCCGTTCTCAGCAGTCTTTCCACTCTGGTACTGGTATTACATTCTACGACCCAGCAACTGCAGATGATGCAGGACACTATCGCTATACAGATAGTAAGGGTGTTGATGTCTGGACTAAGGGACAAGTAACTCTACTTAAGAATTGTTCAGAGGCAGACCATTACACTACAGGAGCGATTGCTGCTAATGGAACACCGCAACAGCATGTACGTTCTATTAAGTGGAATTCTACATCTGGCATTCTATTGCGTGATGAGTATGATGTTGACAAGATTGACGTTGATGGAAATCTAACTCACTTTGTTGATTATACTTCTGGAACAGATTCACCAGTGTATGCTTTATGCGACGATGGAACTACCGCATACTGGATTACCAATACAGCAACCAAGAAGACAGTATACAAGAAGGCGCTAACTGGCACATCCGCTACATCTAATACTACCATGTTTGATGAAATTGGTGCTATCTCTAACGCTGCAATGGAGTACGTCAAAGACCGTATTGTCATGTGCGCGGATAACAAAGTGTATGAGTTTAGTGGTTCTGCCGTTGCAATGCCAACTGCTGTATATACACATCCAGTATCTACTCACGTATACACATCAGTTACCGCATCAGGTCCTGCTATTTACATTGCTGGGTACAATGGTATTCAGTCAACTATTCAGAAGTTTACACTATCTTCCACTGGTGTAATGCCAACTCTTACATCCGCAATTACTGCAGCCGAGTTGCCTGTAGGTGAAATAGTTCATAGAATATTCTACTACTTAGGCTACATGCTAATTGGAACTAATAAAGGTGTACGTATTGCTGCTGTATCTGATACAGATGGCTCACTAACTTATGGCCCACTTATCGTAGAAACCTCTCAGCCTTGCTATGACTTCGCAGCACGTGACCACTTTGTATGGTGCGCTACTGGCGTAGATGGCAATCCTGGAGTTATCCGTATTGACCTAAACAATGAAATCGAAACTTTACGATTTGCTTACGCTAATGACTTATATGTGGACTCAGTTACAGGACATCAAACTACAGGTTGCGCATTCGCTAATGGCACAGACCGACTTGTATTTGTAACCGCCTATGCTAATTCTACCAACGGTGGAATCTATATTGAAGATGACGCAACCTTGCGTACATCAGGCTATCTAACTACTGGCTACATCCGATTTGGTACACTAGAGCCTAAGAACTTTAAGCGTCTATTAGGTCGTGGTGATTTCACCTACGGTTCTATGACACTAGAAACAGTAGATGCTGGTGGAACCGAGTATGACCATATTGCATATGATGCTACTATTCATCCAGTCGAAGTAACGACTAACCAACCATCAACTGCTCAAGAGTATGTTGCTTACAAGTTTATTCTGTACAGAGATGGTACAACATCATCTCTAGGCCCGGTTTTCAAGGGCTATCAGGCTAAGGCTACTATCGCTACACCGCGCCAGCGCCTTATCCAATTCCCAGTATTCTGCTACGATACCGAAACAGATAGATACAATGCTGAATTCGGCTATAGTGGTAGAGCGCTAGAGCGTATCCAACGCCTAGAAGAAATCGAAGAGTCTGGCGATATCGTCACCTTCCAAGATTTATCTACTGGAGAATCATTCCAAGTACAGATTGAAAAGCAATTATTTACAAGACTAACGCCACCAGACAGAGAGTCTAACAACTTCGGTGGCATCATTGAGATAGTGGTGAGAACAGTATAATGAGCGCAAATGAGTGGGCAGGTTTAGCAGTAGCAGGGTTGACCTTAATTGGAGGCTTTTCTGCTGGCGTAAGGTTTCTAGTCAAGCATTACCTTTATGAACTTAAGCCTAATGGTGGCGGTAGCATGAAGGATAAGGTCAATAAACTAGAAGAAAAAGTAGACCTGCTTACTGATTTGGTAAAGGAAATGATAGGTAAGTAAATGGGACAACGTGAGGACTTCTGCTTTATTGCATCGCAAGAAGTTGGGACTAAGGAAGTACCTGCCAACTCAAATAAGGTAAAGTACAACAAGAACAATGGACAGTTCTGGTGTGGTTACTTTGTTGATTGGGTTGCCAAGCAGGTCAACCTAAAAATTCCAAGTTGCGTATATACCCCATCAGGGGTCGCTGGTTTCCAAGGCAAAGGCTTATGGTGGAATATAGCCACCAAGAAACCTGAGTATGGAGACATTGTGTTTTTTGATTTCCCTGGCGGGGAAAAGGTAGACCATGTAGGTATCGTCATTGAAGTAAAAGATGATGGTACTGTAATTACGGTAGAAGGTAACACTACTGCCGATGGCAAGACTGGAAGCCAGTCAAATGGTGGAGAGGTTGCCAAGAAGGTTCGCGCTTACAAGGCCAACAATAAGCGTAAACTGCCTGTATATATCGTTGGCTTTGGACGACCAAAATGGAGCAAATAATGAAGTTAAATAAGAAGCAAATTGCTGTACTGAAGTCATACTTCCGTGGTGTGGTAGTATCAGCACTCACCCTGATTGCATCTAATGCGTTAGGCTTTGACCCAGTAATCGCAGCGGTACTCGCCTCTGTGGCTGGCCCAGCGGCTAAAGCGCTTGACAAGCAGGAAACTGAGTTCGGATTAGGCTCCGAAAAGCAGGCATAATAAGCCTTCTAAGCCCCTTTTAAGACAAGAAGACCCCTTATCTAGTATAATCTACTAGGTAGGGGGTCTTTTTTGCATTTCTAAACTAGGGGTGCGACCTTAGCCTGAGTGCTTCTTCGCATCTTATGGGAATTCCTCAGTTCTTCTCCCTAGAAGTAGCGCGACAGGGAGTTGAACCCTGGTTACTAGGTTGAAAACCTAACGTTCTAACCGTTGAACTACCGCGCCTAAACCATTTAATCCTCGAAGTATTCCCAGGTTTCTTCTTCCATCTCATCTAAGAACTTCTGGTATCGCTTGCCGTTGATACGGCTAGTAATCTCGTAGTATAGATTCTCAATTAGGTAATACGAAGCAATACCTGCAAGTGAGCCTAACCACAGTTGTACAAATGAATTTGACATAACTCTCCTAATATAATATATTATATATAATTATATATATAATATATACGGCCGTAGGCCGTAATATATATAATAAATAATTATATTACAATTATACACGACTATTTCCAAATCGTCACATAGCTACTGGCTACTGGGAGAGTTGAAACCGAACATGTATAATATATTACATGACAATACAACTTGAAGAATACGAACTACCTGAGCATATCTCGTACTCAGCATTCTCAACCTACCTAACATGTGGCTACCAATACTACCTGGGTCGCTTGCTAAACAAAGAAGAGCAACCGTCCGTCTGGTCTGCTGGAGGCAAGGCATTCCACCTAGCATGTGAGAAGTGGGACTTAGAGAATGAATAATTTATGGATAGAAGCATGGACTAAAGAAACCGAAGGTATCGACCTTACTACCGCAAGAGTCGGTGGCCGTGCCACTAAGGCAAATCCTAACAAGGAGGATGCAACATGGTGGAATCAGGCTGGTCCAGTATGGGTGGAGAACTATATCCATTGGCGCAAGGAGAATCCAAATTGGAAGATATGGACAGCACCAGATGGAAACCGAGCGATAGAACTTGCACTCACACCAATAGTTGCTGGTGTACCAGTGAAGATGATTCTCGACCGTGTGTTTGAAGTAAATGGCGAGTTGGTAATTGTAGACTTAAAGACAAGTCAGTCGCAGCCAACTAGCACCCTCCAACTTGGGTTTTATAAGTTGGGATTAGAGTTAACCTTTGGCATACCTGTCAAGTGGGGAACATACTACATGGCTCGTTCAAGCAATGTAGCACCTGCAGTAGACCTATCAGAATATACCCATGAACGCATGGAATATCTGGTAGAACAATTTGATAAAGCAAGAAAGGCTCAAATCTTCTTGCCCAACACAAACTCCTGTCAATACATGTGTGGACTCACCGAGTATTGCCAATTCTCAACTAAGAAGGATAAATAAATGTCAGAAGACTGGAAACTACAAGTATCATACAAGACATCAACTGGCGACATGATTAACATTCGTGCGCATACTGCTGATGAACTATCTGTATTGCTGGAAAACATTGGGGATTATGCAACTCAGATTGCAGCAACCCAGCGACAGATTGCGCAGGCGAACACGATATCCCCTTTATCGACATCGAGTTCCACAGAAAGCACAGAGCCACCGCAGTTCTCAACTCCGCCCCAGGCTCAGAGTCCTACCGCTACGGCTCCAGCACAGGGAGCGCCGATGTGTACTCACGGACCACGCAAGTACAAGTCGGGCATCAGCAGCAAGACGGGCAAGCCTTACGCAATGTGGGTATGTCCGATGCCGCAGGGCCCAGAGCAGTGCAAGCCAGTAAACTAGAAAACGAAGAATTCCCATTTTAACTAGAAAGGTTCACCAATGAGAACACTCGTACGCTCAGTTGGACGTAAGTCTATCGGAGGTGAGCCTTTACCTAGTTGCTTTAAAGCATTTGAACAGAACAAGATTATCATTCGTCGTTCAGAAGTTTCAATGTTTGCAGGTGCGCCAGGGACGGGGAAATCCACGCTCGCACTTGCTTTGGCTCTCAAGACTAATGTGCCAACACTCTACATATCTGCGGATACTAACGCGCACACAATGGCAATGAGACTCGCATCAATGATTTCGGGGAAAAATCAAACTGATGTGGAAACGAAACTTAATACTGATGTTGGTTGGACTAAAGCAGTTCTCCAAAAAGGAAGTCATATAGTCTGGTCGTTTGAATCATCTCCTTCATTGGAGGATATAGCAGAAGAAGTTGAGGCGTTTGAGGAACTCTGGGGTATGCCCCCAGCCCTCATCGTCCTCGACAATTTAATGGACGTAGCCACAGATGGTGGCGAAGAATTCGCTTCGATGAGAGCGATTATGAAGGAGTTGAAGTACCTTGCTAGAGATACGAATGCGGCGATTGTGGTTTTACATCATACTTCTGAGGCAGTTCTTGGGAGTCCGTGTCAACCTCGCTCGGCGATTCAAGGTAAAGTTTCCCAACTCCCTGCTCTCATATGTACGCTCGGCACCGTTGGCACATCGTTGGGCGTTGCACCAGTCAAGAATCGCTACGGAAGAGCAGATGCCAACGGAACCCTTACCACGTGGCTTGCGTTTAATCCTGAATATATGTACGTGGAGGACATCCCAGAGAACTCATGACAACTAGAAAATCACATAAAGCGAGAGGCGCTAATTTTGAAACACAATTACGAGACTATTTTAGAGGAAATAACTACGACGCTGAGAGGCTTGCAAGAGCAGGCAAACTCGATGAAGGAGACATTGTCGTCCGTAAAGATTTCCTTGGAAGTATTGGAATCATCGAGGCGAAAGCCCCAGGTGCCAACGGGCGAATCAATCTATCGGGATGGATACGAGAATCACAAATTGAATCCGCGAACTACGCCAAAGCACGCGACATCGACCCACAAGCAATCCTCCCAGCAGTCGTCATCAAAGCCCGCGGCAAATCAATCGCGGATTCGTATTTGGTTTTTAGACTAGGAGACCTTTTTGGAAAATGACCTGCCTGATATCGTAGATGTACTGCGCCACTACGGCGCACACATCACACGCGATAGCGGACAAGTCAATATCAAATGTCCGTTCCACAATGACTCGCATGCAAGTGCAAGTTTTAATACAAGAAATAATATTTTTAATTGCTTCGCGTGTGGTATGCAAGGCAATAGCATTCAAATAATTGCAAAGAAGGAAGGATGCGATATTCGTGAAGCAAAATCAATCGCAGAAGGAATCGTTGGGACAAGCGGTTCACAGGTATTCAGCAAGTATTCATCTGGCAGAAAACTACCTGGCAAGCAGGGGCATAAGCCACTCAGCGGCACGGCAGGCGCGATTCGGCGTAGTAGAAGCGCCTGAGCCTGGACATGAACAATTTATTGGAAGATTGGCGATTCCGTACATTACGAAGACTGGCGTGGTTGACTTGCGTTTTCGCGCACTTAACCCTGCTGTTGAACCGAAGTATATGGGCATGGTCGGCGCTACTACTCACCTCTATAATGTTCTGGACATTGAACGTGCTGGCGATTGGATTGGAATCTGTGAGGGAGAGTTGGACACGATTACTATGTCATCTATGGTGGGAATTCCCTGCGTTGGCGTTCCTGGAGCGAACTCTTGGAAGAAGCACTATACAAGGCTTCTCGCCGACTTTGAAAGAGTCTTTGTCTTCGCAGATGGCGACCAGCCAGGAAAAGAATTCGCCAGTAGTCTTGCCCGCGAATTACCAGTTACTATCATCTCGATGGACGACGGAGAAGACGTTAACTCAACTTATGTCAAATACGGAGCAGATTATATCAAAGAGAAAATGGGGTTAACTCTTGAGGAAGATTAGGAAATGCCCTGACTGCGGCGAAGTATTCGCTAATGTCTTCGAGCAAGCAGACCATCTAATTGAAGATGAGGAAGACCTCTTCGACCCAGTATATGAGATTCAAGAAGGTTATAGCCTGCGGCTAGGTTCACTACTCCGTAACCTATACAATAATGCTAATAACCCAATTGAAACTAGACGATTGGCAGAAGAGACATTTGAAGTTCTATACATGGCAACGGTAGACCCTAAGAAGTTTACCAAGTATGCAAGAGAAGCATTCATCTCCGCAGTAATGCGTGGTGTGGATTATGAGTATGAACGATTACTTGAAAGGGAGAATAAAGACGATGTTTGAAATGCATGTGAAGGATACCTTCATTGAACTAGAAGAGTTGCTACTTCGTAAGCATCAGGACTATGGCCCAAAGAATATCTCAGAAGCGCCAGGCGGCGCAATGAATGGGTTGCTAGTGCGTATGCATGACAAGATGGCTAGACTTAAGAACCTAACTTATGTCAAGCATGGAGCAGAACCTAACTATGAATCAATCGAAGATACTTTAAAAGACTTGGCCAACTATGCAATCATTGGATTGCTAGTGCAGCGAGAACAATGGGATAAGGAAGATGGCGATGTGCTTCTTAACGAAGCCAGAAAGATTTGGAATAGACAATTATGAAAATATTCGGACCATACAAGGGAAGTAAGCAAAATGGTGGACGACCAATCTATGTCTTTAAGCGAAAGCGAAAAGATGGAAGTGTTGAAACTACTTCAAGTAATAAGGCAAGGGTTGATTACGAGAAGGCAACAGGGAAAACCTTACCGCGTACCACCGATGTTGACCATAAAGATAACGGTGGCAGAGCAGGGCGAGATGGAAAGCGCAACTTGCAAACAATGTCGCACTCCAAAAATGTTGCCAAAGAAAACAAGCGTCGTGCAACTACTAAGAAAACTACTAAAAAGAAAGTAGCCAAGAAGAAGCCATGAAAACAATAGTCTGCGTATCTGACTTACAGATACCGTACCACGATAGACGAGCAGTAGATAACCTAGCAAAATTTATTAAGGCATACAAGCCAACAGAAGTAGTATCTGTAGGTGACGAAATGGATATGCAGACAATCTCTAAATGGAGTAAGGGTACTCCACTAGAATATGAGCGTTCTATCGGACGGGATAGAGACGAAACAACTCGGGTACTCGAGAAGTTAAAAGTAAAGCACATCATCAGGTCGAACCACACCGACCGACTGTATAACACGGTAATGATGCGCTCTCCTGGACTTCTCGGGTTACCTGAGTTGGAACTTACAGAGTTCTTGCGCCTTGATGAAATCGGCGCTGAGTATCATGAGAAGCCATACGAGTTGGCACCTAATTGGTTGCTAATGCATGGCGATGAAGGCTCAATGAAATCAACTGGCGGTCTTACCGCATTAGGACTCGCAATGCGTACTGGCAAGTCAGTAGTATGTGGACACACGCATCGCATGGGTCTTGCCCATAACACTCAAGCATATGGTTCGGCTGCACCACGAACTGTATGGGGTATGGAAGTGGGCAACCTTATGCGATATCGTGATGCAAAGTATATTAAAGGTGGCTTATTCACATGGCAGCAAGGCTTCGGCATGCTCTATGTAGATGGCAAAACTGTAGTGCCAAGTGTTATCCCAATTCAAAGAGATGGTTCATTCATTGTGGAAGGTAAGGTGTGGGGTCGATGAAATGGGAACGCATCCAACCTTGGGATTATATTGTCTGCCATGTAGCAGATGAGTATCACAAGAAGTTCTCAATGGTAGAGCGTGAAGATATCAAACAGAATCTTTACGAATGGTTCTTATCGCATCCCCGTAAACTTACTGAATGGGAAGCGTTAGGTAAGAAGTCTGCGCAGAATTTAATCTATCGTTCGCTTCGCAATCAAGCAATTGATTACTGCCAAACATGGAAAGCAAAGTCATTAGGATACGAAGTATCTGACTTATTCTTCTATGATATTGATGTAGTTAAATCTTTCTTACCTACAATCTTGCTAGGCGCAACTGATAAAGCGCCAGTATTAAATCTTGGAATGCCAGGAAAGCCACCAGCACCAGCCGAAGGTGGCAACGGCATGGTGATGATGGCTGAAATTAAATCTGCTTATTCTAAGTTGAGCGAAGAGGATAAGTATATCCTTTACTTAAAGTATGCAAATCAATTACCTGATGCTAGCATCGCTAGCACACTAGAATTACCTAGTGATGATGCTGCTCGTATGCGTGGCAATCGAGCGCTAAAGAGATTGATACAGAAACTTGGTGGCTTCCGTCCTTTCTTAGATGAAGAGAGTACGGAAAATGTAGGGGAAAATGATGAGCAAGATGAACAAATCGAACATCAAGAAGCCTACACCAGAGAAGATATCGACTAAATCTTTATTCAATATCTATTACCGCCATTAGTTCTACTACACTAATCAAGAAACCTCTCGAATAGTTAGGCGGTATGTTACAAGTGATGGGTCGTCCAAATCTTTCTACGATTTTCTTTAACCTTTCTAGTGGTAAGATGACTGCAACATCATCTAATACGAAAGCCCAATGGGTAGCCTTACTGACATTGATGCCAGAAGGCTCCCATGCTTGGCTCTTTACATAGTAACAATCAGTTTCGATATAGACATTGCCAGTTTCTGACCAACGCCTATCGTTCTTGACTTCCACAGTTTCGATAGAGAGAATATTTGCTATCATATTCTCCCCATCTACACCATGACGGAAGTCTAAGTCCCAATCAGATTTACTCATACTTCCTCAACAGTTTCTCGAACTCTTCGTCCCAATCGTATGTATCAAAGTATTCTTGTATAGAATAATACAAGTCATCTCCAAGTTTATCATTCTCGCTACTCATTACCCTCCTGTTGAATAAAAGCCTGAGCCTTTGAATTGAATTGCTGGTGCATTGTAGATGCGTGTCATAGGTGCGCCGCAAGTATCACAATGCGGTTGCTCATGGTTGATAGGCAGATTGAGTTCTACCTTTACACCATCTCCAGGACACTCATAGTCGTATGTTGGCATCAGTACCAACCTTTCTTCTTATGATGAGCCCATGCATGGCATGGAGTCATGTATCTGTACTTGATATACGCCAAGCCTCTATCTATCTGAATAGGTGCTGGTGTATCAGGTGATAGTCCCAGTAGTTGCGGAATACCGCCAGCGTTTTTGCCCATTACTTTATTCTTATTGTATGCTCTAGGATTCCATGCGGACTCCTTGCCCCATAGTTTAGATAGGCATACGAATTGCTTATCCGCCCAATGGTATAGCGCATCTCTTGCATAAGCTTTGCTATCAGTAACAGTCCAAGCCCTATCTATAGGCTTAGGTTCTGCTGTAATCCTGCTCTCTATTGTACCAGCAAGCAGTAGGATAACAAGCAGTAGCAACAATCGTCTAGTCATTACTCTCCTCTAAGTATGGTCTTATTCGCTCTACGAACTTAACCGCATAGGTTTTCTCTTCTAATGTGATGCAGTTTACATCCTCATTATAATCACTACCACCTCCATAGTTGCCGCCAGTTGGCGATACACCTGACTGCTTACGCAAGTAAGAGCCATGCTTTCTACCCTTATTGTGAGGCGGTGGCAAGTACTGGATGCCCTGTTCATCTGCCATAGCAATGCGTTCGCCTGCTAGTTTGCCACCCCAAATACCATGCCCCAAGTTGCGAGGCTCCATTCCCTGCTCAAGACACTTCTCCTGCACAGGACATGAA